GCGCCCATTCGAGTCTTCAATGGCTTAGCTGCCCTTCTAGCAGCCTGGCTTTTAGAGACTAAGGCCCTCAGCCGCTTCCAGCCAGTTGTGGCTGGAACCTCAGGAGAAAAGTTTGTGAGGTACAATGTCATGTCATCTGATGGAACACTTATGGTAACTACTGCCCGGCCAGGCCAGGCGTTAAGTGCCACTGTGCCCCAACAGGATGATGATGCCATTGCTACCGTTGCCCGCTTAGGTACTACCAATCTCATGTTGCCAACTACCGCTAGCTGGATTAAGGATAGATCTGCTTCTGCAGTTCTAACCGAATATCATCGGCTGTGTGGGAAGAAGGCAAAATGTGTGGTGTACCCTGTTGAGCAGGGAGTGCGCGCGTATCAGTATCAACCAGCTGTGTTTGACTGTGAAGCAAAACCCAAGCTCCAAGCGTTCATGAGTCCCCTCGTTCATGGAGCCTTTTGCCCGGTGGCTAATAAGGCTGGGGAGGAGCAATGTGTCAAAGGACGCATAACTTCTCTTCAGAAATCTGAGCCCAAACCGAGCAATTTCCGTGATAGATGCATGGATGAGTTTGCGACACTCATCCTGCGAGGCGCAGTCCTTGAGCCCGTCTGCTTCGAAACGGTTGAAGCGAAGCAGACCCGCGCTGCCCAGAAACTGTCGATTGCGAAAGCTGTACTAACCGGAGATATCCGGAAGCTTGTTTTAAAATGTTTCATTAAAGCCGAGGCGTATCTTGATGTTAAGGATCCGCGAAATATCTCGACGTACAATGACGCAGACAAGCTTGATATGGCATTTTTCGCATTGTCCTTAGCCGGACATATGAAGCAGTTTAAGTGGTATGGTCCCGGCAAGACACCCTTGGAGATAGCGGAACGTGTCGCCGAGATTGCACAGGCGTCAGAATATCTTAACATTTCTGACTACCATCGCATGGACGGCACGATCTCCTACGTATTGCGTAGAGTAGACCGAGTGGTGTGTATGAAGGCCTTTGCACACCATGGCGCGAAATTGAATCAACTGCTGAAAACGAACGCTGATAACATTGGTTATTTACCTCATGGAACAACGTTCGATCAAGGACCATCGCATGGATCAGGATGTTCAGCCACAAGCCTGTTCCAAACCCTCCGCGCCAGCTTCAATGCTTACCTTGCGTTCAGGCACACCCCAAAGCGGAATGGAGAGACCTATAACCCCGAAGAGGCGTTCGAAGCTCTTGGGATCCACCTCGGTGATGATGGTGTCGATGGCGACTTACCCATCACATCACATCAGTGGGCCTCACGATGCACCGGCCTCATCCTCGAAGCCCATCTTGTGGCTAGAGGGGATCGAGGGGTCAACTTCTTGGCACGCTACTACTCGCCAGCTGTTTGGAATGGACAGCTTGACAGTATGTGCGACGTCAAGAGACAGCTCTCTAAGCTCCACACTACGGTGCGCCTGCCTGACAATGTCCCGGCTGAGCAAAAGCTCGTCGAGAAAGCCGCCTCCTATGTGGCGACCGATGGGTATACCCCCGTTGTCGGAGAATTCTGCAAGAAAGTGCTTTTGCTGTCACCCTTACGCCCCGGACTTCTTTCTGGAATCCGTACTTGGTGGGCTAAGTTCGACAAATCTGTCCAGTACCCCAACGCAAATGTTGGAGGATGGATGGATGTGGAGTTTGAAGCTCAGTTCCCCGAATTTGATCGAGGTCTGTTCGGAGATTGGTTGGCTTCCACCAACTCGTCCCAGGAATTGCTTTCAGCTCCATTATGTGCTGAACCCAAGCCCGCAACACCAAGCCAGTCTGATGTCGTGGTTGACGGAGAGGTTGTGCCTTCACGACCTCGCGATGACAACGAGCAACAAGCCGTCCCGGCGCAGCCCTCGAGGAGGCGCCCGAGGAGCAATCAAGCGCAAAGACGTAGAGGAGGTCCAGGAGCCCGACCTAAAACCCGCCCGCGGAGAGAAAACCATCGTAGTTAAACCCCTCTCCGGAACAGACGGGGCAGTTCAAATGTGAAAGCCCTAGCGCAGGAAAGCCAAATGTAGGTCCGACCTGGCTGGATTCGACCGGATAGTCTGAAGTGCAAGTGGCGTGTCGTGGTTGATCAGTTGGCCACGTTAAAAGCTGATCACCTAATTTATTTGCCGAGGAAAACCTCGCAATGGCCGCCTAACAAAGGCGTCCCCGACTGCGGGACTTTGCCGGAGAGTCCCAAAAGTCGGCCGCAATTCCGGCTGGCTTCGAGTCATGTTGAGCACGCTTGAGGCGAGACAAAGTTCTCGACTAGTTCGCTGAGGACCCGGTCGGCAGGGGCCTCGACGAGCGAACCACCAAACAGCCGGCTACACACGTAGAAGCTTGCATGGAAATGTCGCGGGACGCGGGTTCGATTCCC